CTCCTATCTCCCCGTGAATGGATTAATGCCCGACCCGACCCCAAACCCTCTCGCTGCAGCCCGCCAGGCCGGCCGTCTCTTCCGTTCGTACACCTGTTTCTCCCGTAGCGCATGGATCGCCCAGTTCAGCGAATATACCGTGTCATCATGGTACATCGCGCCCGGTTTATGGCCGAATTTCGGCACACCTCTCGACGAGTCCTGCTCGAACTCCCGGAGCTCCTTCACCAGGATCGGCGTATGCACGTCCTTACTGCCTTTGCCCCGCTTCACATCATAGAGCATCAGCTCGGTCGGCAGGCCTTCCGGGATCCTTAACTGCCCGTCCTCGACGATATGATAGAACTTGTTGAATGACTGGATCTGGTTCTTGTCAACCGCGTGGATCAGCTCCGCCTCAATGCCCTTGTCCAGACACCACTGGTGGATATCAGACGCGCCGAAACTCTCAAGCACCACGTTAGAAAGCCGGTACCACTTGTTCGCATCATGAATAGCGTCTTTTATAAGCATCTCGTCTGAATTCGGGATGATCCGCTGATCTAAGATAATCCAGCACTCATCGCCGTCAACCATCCCTTTCGCCACCACTGTCCACACTGTCCGGTCGCCATGCCGGGAGTACGGAAACGCCCGGTCCAAACCGCCGCCGATCATAAACTTCGTGCCGAGATCATACTCCCATTTCTGCAGGTCATCCGGGTTGACCGGCACCCGGTAGCACGACCCTTTCTCCACCGCCTCACCGATCTTCTCCGGGTGAAACAGTTTCTGAGTCGATGATACCCAGTCATTCTTGTGGTACAGATCATACTGCAGGTCAGTCAGCTGGGATTTTCTTGAATTGAGCCACCGGTCGGTGACTAACGGTGATGGGTTTGTGCCGGATAAATAGTAAAAATAAAGGCTTGGATCCTCTTTCCGCTCGTATACCTGGTAGAGCTTGTATAATATGTTTAATTGTGATGAAACCTGTGACGGCAGGATAACCTGCCCGTCTCTCGGCCCGGTCTGGGACGCTAGGATCTGGAATCTCCCCTCGTCATCCGGCGCGGCATGGATCTCATCAACCACCCCGATATCAATACCATATCCCCAAGCTGCCGCTTTTGACGATGACAGAACCGTGATCCTCGAGTTGAACGCCGGGTACCGAACCTCTTTATCGAGGATATTTGACTCGCCGATCAGCCGGCACAGTTCCGGCGAGTACCGCATGATGTCCTTGAACGTGTCAAAAACAACAGAAGTCGCCTGATCTTTCGAATTCGAGGCGACTATCCCGTTAATATTGAAATGCGTACATAGCTTCCACGCCAGTATAAGCGACGCCATGAACGTCTTGCCGTTCTGTTTCGGTATGCAGATCGCGATGACCGAGTACCGGTTCTTGCCGTTTGATCTCTTCTTGGTCGCTTCCCTGATCACATCAGCCTGGTATTTCCACGGCCCTTTCAGAGACACCTTGGTCACACCCTCGCGTTTCGGTATGTACACGAGATCATTGACGAATTTAACTATGTCGTTCTGGTACTCCTTCCACTTCTCGGCCGGAACTGTCATCTACTCCCCTTTCAGTGATACCCGCGGCTCCGTCCCGGCTCCTCCCTCGGCATGTCAACTGTCAGCCCGCATGCCGAACATTCAATAAACGTAACAAAAAGCGGGCCGCCCTCCACATACGCGCCCGCTACGTTATACTCGAAATACTCACTCGCCTCGTCAAAATCCATCCCGTCTTCGATCAGGATCGATATGCACCGTTCCCTATGATACACTGCCTTCCACGTCTTCGTGCCGTCTTTCTCCCAGCACTCGGTGATCCCGACAATCGCGTCATCAAACCCGTCGGCGACGATTATGTCCTCTTCCAGCTCATCAGCGATAGTGTCGATGATCGCCCGGCGATCGCAGTCAGTCTTCATAGTCATCATCGTCCCCCTCCCCTCTCCGGTATGCACTCGGCTGGATCGGCTCCATGTCGTCAGCCATAACGTCCTGGAAAGCCCCGCCTTTCTCGATATGCGGCCGTCCTTTCTTGATCTCGGCGTCTCCGACATTCTTCCTCGTCATGCCCGGCATGCCCGGCATGTTCTTCCCTAATATCGCTTTCAGATGCTCCTGGGTCGGGCTTAATCTCGCCCGTCTCATCTTCGCCAGCTGATACCACCGCTCGAGTTTCTTGTCCAGCTGGTTCGATAACGGCATCTGCCCTCTGGTGATCCACTCTTTCATGGTCTCCCGGGCCTTGTTGATGATCCCACTCTCCGGGTCCTCGGCAATCAGACAGCTCATGAACTTCACCAGGATCAGCGTCTCGCAAATACTGTCCAATAACAGCATCTGCACCTGGTTCGGCGATCCTTCAAGCTCGTGCAGCAGGTTCTCCCGCACCCCGACCACGTAATGCTCGATCGCCCGGTACTTCTCCGGCAGCTTCTCCGTCGACATGTATGACGACAACACCCCGGGCGCGTTCCGCTTCAGCATCAGCTCACCGAACTTCGTCGTCGCCTTCTTCCTGATCCGCCGGCCGCTTACCTTCTTCCCGTTCCCTCCGTTATCGCCCATCTGATCTCCAAAAAAGGGAGGAGCGGGGGCCGCCCGCGACAGCAACCCCCTGGAGCAAACCCCTTTTACCTAAAATATGTACCTAACACTCCCCCTATACACCATTACTTGTACCATGTCAAGTCCTAAACACCACCATGTTGTACCTTATGGGCTAAGATGCCGCAAACACTGACGTTTTTGGCGTGCCACGTGGAACAAAACCAGAAATGTCAACAATTCCAGATACTTGGCGACCTGTGGTGCGAAATGGGCGCGCTTTTTTTGGAGGGATCTATCGCATCGGTCAAGGGGGCACGAGGGGGGCTCGGCACCCACCCCCTCCCCCCCTAGGAAAAAATGGATCGGATCCGGCCCTGGCACCGTCTATCTGCTTGATATATATATAGTTCCCAGGGTCCCTGGCCAGCCCCCCGTGGCTCTGGGCGACGCCTCCCCTGGTGGAGTAGGATGGTATAATGTGCTTATAAAACATGGGCTTATGTACCTAGTTTACATAATATACCTTATCAGACGCCGTAACCAGGCCTCAATGTACCTAAATGCCTGGAAAATGTACCCTTTTGGGGCTTATTGGCCAGGATCGGTACCTCTAAATAGGAATGATTCCCAGTTAGGAATGATTCCTACCTTAAAGTAGTTATAAGATAGTAATCAACCCTCATTTACCTTTGCCCCAGGTCTTCGCAGGCGATACCATACGAAACTCACCGTTATCATGTGCTATCATACGCCTCCCCTAGATCGACAATGGCCGATGTTGTACGCAGGTGGACGCTACGTCATGGAATTGACGCCCGACTGCCAGGGAATTGTCACCGTGGCGCTGGCCCAGGGTGGCTGTGGGTTTGCTGATCTACGCAGTGGTGGCGAGGTTGCGAGGGCTACGATCGGAGGGCGCAAGATCGTATAGAACCGTCATAGTTGCACAATAGTTACTGTTAGCATTGCGAGATCCTGGATCCGGACGGCGACCCCGGGGAAAAAGAGCAAAAAAAGTGCGCCCGGAAGTGGTTGAATTATAACGACCGTCAAATTATTTGCTGTGGATAACTCAATGTTGGCACGGTTTTCTTACCTTAGTGTTTATGTAAGCATGGTTGGATGATAGAATGAGTCGCAACGACAAGTTAAAGGTTAACCTATAAAAGAGGAGAGAACAATGAGATCAGAGAAAGGAAGAATAGCACTAAGGATACTGGATGACGTGGTCGATGAGGCCATGCAAGAGGCTCTAGGCCACGAGGTAACCATAAGGCAGTATGAACACGTGGTTACCAGGATCCGGCAGGTGTTCTCAGTTACCCTGAAAGAGAACGATACTGCCAGGAACCGATACAACAGGAAGAAAGCAGAGCTAGGGATGAAATAATGAACCCCGGGGCGTCCCAGGATCCATCCCTGGGCGTCCCACAACCTGAGGAGAGTACCATGGACGATAAGACGAGAGATCAGGCAACAAGAGAGATGACCATCGCCAGGAACATCGAGAAGGCCGGGGGCGACCCTGAGTTCACCGATGGATTCCTGGCCCACAACCCCAGGACCATTGGCGACGTACTGGCCGAAGAGGAATCCCCCAAGCAGGTAGCCCAGGTGATCAGAAAACAGGTGGAATACAACCGGGATAATGGGTGTAGGCTCGACCCCGGGGACAAACATCAGATGATCAGGCGCTACCTGGAGGCATGTTTCAGGCAGGATCTCGAAAGGATCCAGGCCCGGGAGATGGGTTACCGAAAACCCTACGACCTGGCATGCAGGTATAAACGGCTCCTGGATGAGATCGTCAAGTCATACGCCCTCAAGTCATAGGCCCTTGCGCCCGGGGCATCGGGTGAGCATTCCCTGGTGCCTCGTGGCAAGTGCCGGGACAACCCTGGGACGTAACCTTAAGAGGAGGAGAGATCATGAAAACAAGTTTAACCATATCAGAACTGATCACGGTCATGGTGGAGATGGAAGCCGTCCGGGATCAGCAGATCGATCGGTTCAGGAAGTGCATCATGAACGGCGTGGACTTCTATATCTCTGGCTTTAAGGATACTGCCAGAACCACCTGCCGGATCGTCCGGAAACTCAACCAGGACATCGGCATAACCCCATCACCCTATACATCGGATCTCGACCAGGATCCGGAGGAGGAATAGCACCATGAGATACCAACGATACCAACGATACCAACAGCATCTGCAGAACAACCT